TGGAAAGGGATGCTGGCTGGCCAACGAGAGATACCGGCGCAGCGGATCGCGTCCGATGAAGTGACCAATATGCAGTACACTTCGGGAACAACCGGATCCCCGAAGGGAGTGCTGCTAACGCATCGCAATGTTTTAAACAATGCGCAGATCGTTGCCGAGAGCCTGAGGATCGGCAAACAAGACCGGATCGTGGTGCCGGTGCCGCTCTATCACTGTTTCGGGTGCGTGATCGGCACGATCGTCTCGGTAGTGAGCGGGGCAACGCTGATCCTTCCCGCTGCTACCTTCGACCCACGGTCGACGTTGCAGGCGATTCACGAAGAACACGCCACGGCAATTTATGGCGTGCCGACGATGTTCATTGCGGAATTGGAGCATCCGGCCTTCAATACCTTCGACTACAGTTCTCTGCGAACCGGGCTTATGGCGGGCGCGCCGTGTCCGGTGGAAATAATGAAGCGTGTTGCGAGCGACATGCAATGCCCGGGAATGACGGTTGGGTACGGGCAGACTGAAAGTTCGCCGGTGATTACGATGTCGGGGGTAGACGATAGCCTGGAGCGGCGGGTGTCGACGGTGGGTGAAGCCTGCGCGAATACCGAAGTGAAGATTGTTTCCGCGACCGGTGAGACCGTTCCCGTGGGCGAACAAGGAGAGCTGTGCACGCGGGGATATCTAGTGATGAAGGGTTACGACCAGGAGCCGGAGGCTACCAGCCGCGCGATCGATGAAGACGGTTGGCTGCACACCGGGGACCTGGCGACGATGGACGTACACGAATGCTTCCGGATTACGGGGCGGGCGCGGGACATGATTATCCGGGCTGGCGAGAATGTGTATCCGCGAGAGGTGGAAGAGTTCTTGCACACACATCCGAAGGTGGCTGAAGCGCAGGTGGTGGGGATTCCCGACGCCAGACTTGGCGAGACCGTCGCCGCTTGGATCCGGGTGAAGGAGCCGGCGGCGGAGGAGGAAATCCGGGATTTCTGCCGTGGACGGATCGCACACTTCAAGGTGCCGCAATATATCCGCTTCGTGGATGAATACCCGATGACTGTGACGGGGAAGGTTCAGAAGTTTCGAATACGCGAAATCGAAATCCAGGACCGGGGTCTCGAGGACACGGCACGAATTCAGACGGCGTGAGATGAAAAACAGGCTCCGAACGCTGGGGGAAATAAGGGTGACAGAAAAGACTTAAGAATCTCCAGTGCGTTTTCAGATGGTTAGGCGATCGAATCGGCCTGGCGTAGAAATGTGATTGATAAAGTCGGTGCAGGAGAGAGTTGCTTAGGGCGCTTCTGGAAACGGAGGCGCCCTTTTTTTGTGAATTTCTTATGGCGGCCCAAGTATCGCGGCGGAGAGGCAGCCGAAAGCAGCGAATCAGCAAATTATTGATCGACATTGAGGAGCGCCTCGATTTCAAGACCAACAAAGTGACGCTGGCGGACTTCATCCGGCTGACACAGCTTGAACGCGAGCTTGAAGAAGAGGAGCAGCCGAGGGAGATCATCGTCACGTGGAAAGAGCCAGCGGAAGAACGCGGCGAATTGAAATAGACTATGTACCGCTCCCATCGCAAAGTAAATTCCACCGTTCGACGGCAAGGTTTAAAGGCTTTTCGGGGCCAATTGGCTCCGGTAAGAGCCAGGCGTTGTGCCAAGAGGCGATTCGGCTGAGTTACTTGAATCCGGGCCGGCAGGGACTCATTGGGGCCCCGACTTACCCGATGTTGCGCGACGCAACGCTGACAAGTTTTCTCGAAGTACTGAACAGCAATGGTATCCGGCACGAGTTGAACAAGTCCGAATCGGTTCTGCTGATGAAGGACACGGGGTCGCGGATCTATTTTCGGGCAGTTGACGACTTCGAGCGGCTTAGGGGAACCAATCTAGCGTGGTTTGGGCTGGACGAGCTCACGTACACGGCCGAGGAAGCATGGTTGCGGCTGGAGGGACGTTTGCGAGACCCGCGCGCGTCGCGGCTGTGCGGGTTCGCGGTCTGGACGCCGAAGGGCTTTGATTGGGTCTATCGCCGATTTATCCGAAATGTCATAGCGGGGTACGAGGTAGTGCTGGCGCAGCCGTTCGAGAATCGGCATGTGCTGGATAAGATCCCGGATTTCTACGATCGTTTGAAGGAAAGTTACGATGCAAAATTCTTCGAGCAGGAAGCGTTAGGAGACTACCTGAATGTGCAGTCTGGCGCGGTTTACGGGGCGTTCAAACGGTCGCGGAATATCCAGGAAGTTGAAATCGACACCAGGGTGCCATTGTTTTGGGCGCTGGATTTCAACGTGGATCCAATGAGCTCGATTGTGGCGCAAAGAATTGGGGACGAGATCCGGGTGTTAGATGAAGTTGTTCTGAGCCGCGCAAGCACGATGCAAGCCTGCGAGGAGTTTCAGGCGCGCTATCCCAATCATCAAGCCGGAATCGTGGTGTATGGAGACGCGTCGGGGCAGAGACTGCAAACGGCTGGAACGACCGACTATCACATTATTAGGGAGCACTTTCGGCGGACAGCGTACAGGAACGCGAAGTGCCGCGTACCTCCCAGCAATCCCAGTGTCCGAGAGCGAGTAGCTTTGGTAAACGCAAAACTATTTTCGGCGAACGAAGAAGTGCGGCTGCTGGTGCATCCACGATGCACGGGCCTGGTGGCTGACTTGGAAGAGGTTACTTACAAGCTGGACAGCGGAATCATCGACAAGGAGAGGGATCCCAAAAGGACGCATCTATCCGATGCGCTGGGTTACTTGCTGTGGCAAGAATACCGGCCGCAAACGAAGTTCGGAGAACAAAGCCGGCGGTTGATCTAGGCTCGACAAGAACCCGATGAACTTAATCACTGGTCCAGACATTAATCACGAACATCCGGAATATGCTTCCAAACGCGCAATGTGGCGGCAGTATCGCGATATGTACGCGGGTGGAGAACAATTTCGGGTGAATGCGGATCAGTATTTGGTCCGCCGGCAGAAGGAACCGGGAGACGTTTATCTGGAGAGGCTGAGCCGCAGCTTCTACGAGAACTACATCGGCTCAATTGTGGATTGGTATACCGCGACGCTCTTTCGGCGGGAGCCTGTGCTTACTTACGACGGGAAAAGTGAAGCCTCGCGAAAATTCTTCGGGCAATTCGCCGAAGATTGCGATCTGAAAGGGACGAACCTGGCCGAGTTTTTCCGGCGGCAATTCGTGGAAGCGCTGGTATGCGGCAAGAGCTGCGTGCTGATCGACTTCCCGCGGCTGAGCGAACCAGTGGGAACGCGCGCGGAAGAAGATGAGCGTGGAGCTTCCAGAGCCTATTTGGTAGGTTACGCCGCCGATGAGCTTATTAACTGGAGCTATGACGAATACGGGCAGTATCAGTGGGTGGTGCTTCGCACGCAGAGCCTGCGCAAGGAGCGGCTGGAAGATTCGGGCTGGTCCAAACAGACTCGCTGGGTTTACTACGACAAAGAAAAGTACCGGATTTACGAACAAGCGGATGGCGGAACGGATCGCGGCCCGATTGAAGTTGTGGCCGAGGGAAGGCACGGGCTAGCGAAGCAGTCGCGCGTGCCGCTGGTGGAATTGCGGGTGTCGGAGGGGTTGTGGCTGCTTAATAAAGCCGCGACGTTACAGTTGGAGCACTTCAACAAGTCGAATGCACTGGGGTGGGCGTTGACGATGGGCCTGTTCGCTATGCCGGTGATTTATTCGGAGCGCGATTGGGACCAGGTAATGGGTGAATCTTATTACATTCAACTGGGCCCGCAGGACCGGTTTGGATGGACAGAGCCACAAGGCACGGTATATCAGATTGCCGCCGACAATCTGACCAGGCTGCAGGAAGAGATTTATCGGGTGTGCTATGTGACCCACGCCGGAGGATCGGTTTCCGGGAGTGCAACTCAATCGGGCGTGAGCAAGCAGCGCGATTATGCCATCACGCAGGAGGTTCTGCGGGCCTATGGAGACGCGATCAAGGATTCGATGAAGCGAGTACTTCGCGCGGTGGACACGGCACGCGAGGATGGACTGAGCATCGATGTTTCAGGCATGGATGAGTTCGATATCGGGGATTTCGGTACAGAATTGGCCGACGCGCAGCAGCTGCTCGGTTTGGGGATGAATTCGCCGACGCTGCGAAAGCAAGTTTATAAAAAGCTGGCGTTCCAATTTCTGTGTGACGTCCGGCAAGAGGTGAAGGACCAGATCGGGCGCGAGATCGATCAGGAGTGAAAACAGCGTCGACGGGTGCCAACGCGGCACAGAGGAGTGCGTCGCGCTAAAGCGTGCGTCACGGGGGAGGCATATGGAAGAAGCAAAAGAAGAAGGGCCGGAGTTGCGAACCTTAATTCGCGGCGTAATCGAGGAATTTGTGCATGCCGAGCAGGTGAAAGCTGAGCCAGCTTATAAAGCGGAACTGCTGGAAGAGCGCAAGCGGCGTGAGGACTTAGAGAAGCGGGTGAACGATTTGGTTCAGGAGAATCATCGCAGCCGGCAAGTGGCGGACGAAGCGGAGCGGAGCTCGTCGATCCGCACGGAGCTACAGCGCTTGGGCGTAGCGAAAGTGGACCTGGCGTATCGGGCGGTGAAGGATGACATTCAGCGGCGCGACGACGGCCAGCTGATTGCGCGGAGCGGCCCCGGAGAAGTTTCTCTTCGGGACTATCTGACGCAGTTTGTACAGGAGAATCCCGAATTGCTGCCAGCCCGAATGACAGGCGGATCGGGGATGGGATCGGGGCCGAAAGTTGCCTCGAACACAGGCGGATTTAGTCTGGACAAGATTCGGCCGGGCATGAGTCCAGAGGAACTAGAAAAGGTCCGCCAAGAGGTCTCGAGGGTGGCAAGTCAGGCACTGCGAGGCATGTGAAGAGGGGCGCCGGGAGCCGGATCAAGAAACCGTTAGCCGGTGAAATCTAAAACAAAGGAAACGAGGTAAAGGTTAATGGGCGCAATTACATCAGCAAATGTAGCAAATGCAATCGTAAAGTTAGTAGCAGTGGACGCCTTGCCGGCACTGGTTAGCAACCTGGTCATGGGCAACTTAGTCAACCGAGACTATGAGCCGACCTTGGCGAACGCGGGGGATACGGTGAATGTCCCGATACCACCCACGCTGGTTGCGAACAACATCGCGGAAGGTGGGACGGTTCAGACACAGAACCCGAATCTCGGAAACGCGCAGATTGTGCTGAACACGCATGCTGAGGCCACATTTCAGATCCCGGATGTGACCAAGGTGTTGGCGGTGCCGGATCTATTGCGGCTGTATATGCAGCCGGCGGTAGTGGCTATCGCGGAGTCAATCGAAACCGACATTTTGAGCCTATATTCGCAATTC